TTTGTTGAGTTTGAATCTAGAGGTAAGAAAAGTGGTATTGCTACAACACATGCAGAACATTGGGTAGTATCATTTTATAAAGGAAACAAGTTATGTTTCACGTTAACTGTACCCATTGAGGACATGAAAAAGATAGCAAGAAAAGGTAAGCTAATAAAAGGAGGAGATGAAAATACATCTAAAGGTATGCTTGTAAAAGTAAAAGATGTTATGGACTTCTTTATGAATGGCGAAGAAACCTAATAAAGCTACAAGACGATTATATGAACTAGCTGTCGATTATGGCTGTATTGTATGTAAGAATAAATATGGTGTGTATACTCAACCATGCATTCATCACATAACTGGTGCTGGCATGGCGTTGAAAAGTGATGACTTTATACCCCTTTGTCATCATCATCATCAAGGAGGAGAGGGTATACACACTCTAGGAACCCGTACATGGGAGGATAAATTTGGAAGACAACAAGAACTACTTCGAGAGTTTAAAGAAGTCTGTAAAGAAAAACTTAACTGATAAAGGAGTTATAGTTCACTTTACCAAAGGCGATGACTGTCTTATAGATATCATTTGTAATTACAATGGCAGAATAGCTATGTTTAAGTTCTTGGTTGAGAACAATTTAATTACCGATGGCATGTATCAGTTTAGAAAAAAGTTTTATAAATGGTATTACATTGTTAAAAAGCCTGTAGATGCACTAAAGATATTACATGGAATGCCAATAGAAAAAAGAGTGGATGAGCAAAGAGTTTCTGATGATAAAAAACCAAACAAAAAACATAAAGAAATTAAAGTAGATTTATTTCAAGAGTTTTTATTAAACATTGGCAAAAGATGCAAGAAATAAAAATAGATAATAATATTCCTGTGCCTGGTAAACAGGGTGGAAGGCCATGGAAGTATAAAGAATATGTTGATGCTTTTATATCAATGAAAGAAGGAGAGTCTTTTGTTGTATATGATTATAATGTCGTAGATTCTGTTAGAAGGTATGCATGGAAGAATAGTTTACCATGTAGATATAGAACATTAGCTAGAGATAAATATAGAATATGGAAAGCTGATGAGTAAAAAGTATTGGGCTAAGAATGGAATTAGTAATGACAGAATTTATTGGCACGCTCTTGTTAAATCGTCTACTAGATTTACTAGCGAAGAAAGAAGTATACTATATAAGATAGAAGACAGTTTGCCTAAGCCACATCAAGAAAGTGATAGTAGTTTTCCTTGGGGCGTTTCTTACGCCATGCAAGTGTACATGATTGAGAGATATCAAAAAGATGGAGAAAAATATTTACAATACCTTACATCTCGTTCCGCAACAGAAAAGAAAAGATTACAGGAGAGAGAGAATGAAAGTTGAATTATTAACACTTTTAACTGCCAAATCTATGAATTATGAGGTATCATCTTCTGCGAACCACGATGCTATTACCCCACAGGACATAGCTGCGTTTTTAGGGAGTAGGGGATTGACCACAGAAGAATATGATTTTCTCATAGCAAAGTATACGGATAACAATTACGCAAGAGCAATGTTCTTTGACGATATATTTATAGATTGTGCTGATATATTTATTAGAGATAAAAAAGATAAACTAGTATCTAGTGATAAGTTATTGGTGCGTGCATTTGTTAATCTTGCCATCTCTGAAGTTATGGATAATGTGTGTCCTTTTTGTTTAGGCAGAGGTTCGGTTACTAGTGGTGATAAAATTGTGAAGTGTGAACATTGCCAAGGTACTGGACAATTTATATATGATGACAATAATCGATATGAAATTATGGGATATGATAAGAAAGGTTATATGGAATTTAAAAAACAATACATGAAAGTTCTAGAAAAAATAAAAGATATAGAAAATAGTGCTTTATCTAAGATTGGAGACGAATCCTAGAAAAAAACAGGCTCTAGAATGCCCGTAATCCAATTTAAATAGGGTAGGTGATACCAATAGTACCCACTAATGCGTAAGTCTCTTCTCGTCTACCTCAGAAGCTTCTGAAGGCTGTTCAACCTTTTCCTCTTCTGTGTGGTCCTTAATTGCTGCTAACTTAGGTTTTAGAGCAGGAATCTTGCTAACTAGGCCTTGTAACTCTTCTATTAGCTCCTCGTCAGTTTTATTTTGTCCTTTCTCTACATTTAGATTTATATTCTGAGAACTAAAACCACCCATCTCTAAAACTAATTTTGCTGTGTTGAGTCTGACATTGTCTTGCTCGGAATGTAATAGGTTTTGTAATACAGATATTGCGAGTCCTGATGTAGATGCTATACGCTCTTCATTCTTTTGTTTGATTTCGGCAACATATTTGTTTTTAAGATAGTAGCCCATCTGTCTAGAATCATCTTTCCATCCAGCTTTAGCTGCACTAGCTGATGCGTTTCCAGCTGTATCACCTTCTGTGTAATACTCTATAAATTTTAATTCTTTTTCTCTATCTATTCTTTTGGGCATCTGCGTTCTCCAATAACCATATCTTTAATTTATTTACTGTCTCTTTAGGTAGAGGTAAGTCTTTTCTATATTTAATCCAAGACTTATCCAATACGAGACTCCCATCTATATCTACTTGTGTATCACTTCCTGAGATGTGACTAACAAGAGTTATAGTTTTGTCATTTTCTTCAACGACTAATCCGATTGATATACAGTCAGCTAAATCGTTTTCTAATTCTTTTATATTTGTCCACCCTGATGTTGGGGTGATTGCGTCTTCCCAATTTATCACTACTAGTTTTGGTTTCATACTGTATATTTTTTACCTCTAAAAAATGCTGACCTGTGATAGTTACTAACCTGTACTAATTCAGGATGAACTGTCTTTTCTTTTGGGTCTACAGTAATAACAGCAAATCCGTTATTCCAATCATTAGCTACATTGTCTTCTAAGTATGGATGATATGCTTCTGACAAATGTCCTGTTTGTATTGCCATTGATGTAGTTGAATAAGTATTAAATGTTCTAGCATTCAATTGATGTGTGTGGCCTGTTACAATATGTATTCCACCACGCATAGCGTTTTGATAAGCGGTATGTACGCCACCTCTCATTCTGTGTTTAATCATTACAGTATCATCAACTAGGTGTGACATTGCCCATTCCCAGTCAGGAAATAAACTTTGTATTTTAAATGCTTCTAAATCTTCAAACGCTCTACCCCAAGACATAGCTACTTTAGATAATCTAGTTTCATGATTACCGAAGGTTGCAATTTGTTTTACAGGATACTTTGCTTTATCTATTATCTTTTGAAGTTTATTTATTTGAGCTTGAGAATCATAAATCTCTTTTTGTACTGTTCTTTCTTTTGGCCTTATCTCTGTATGAAACTTTGCAAATGAAGATAGAATAGATAAATCCATTATATCACCATTAGCTACAACTAATTTAAGTTGTCTTGTTTTAAGTAAATCTTTCATGACTTCACACATAATTTTAAAAGATACTGTTTCGTGTCCTTCAAAATGTGCATCACTAAATACCAACATACAATATGGAGTGTTAGTTATTTTTACATGATTAGTTAGTGGTGGTAAGTTTGCCCTTTCTATTCTAATAATCTCATTACAGTTTCCATCTGAATGCGGAGCTAATCTTACGCCAGTTAATTCTTCTGCTTGCTGTCTGTAAAAAGACATTGTTCCTGAATCTGTAGATAATCCTAAATATTCAAAAACGTCTTTTTGTTTTTTCATTCCTGGCAGGTTCCAGGCTCTTACGATGTCATGTGCTGTGGCTAGCGATATGCTAGACCTATTTGTGCTTGGCATGTTTTTTTTCCTGTGTAATTAAATATTCGAGATACCACTTAGCTTTCTCTAAGTCTTGTATAGGTGTGCCTTTGTAAGGGAATCGGGTAACGTATTTTACGATGTTCCCACGAACATAATCCATATCCCAGGACCTGATGTATTCGATTGTCTCTATACCTTTAGTATAATGACTTGGCCGATTAATAAGGTCTTCTTTCTTCTTCATCAATCTTGTCCATAACTTCATCCCAAGTTATTGCTTCACAGTTTAAGAACACTATACCACCATATTTATAATCAAGTCTATTATTAATCCTTGACTTTATGCTGATTTCTGCCCCTGGGTCTATCGCATGGATTGCTTTGATGATTTGCATTTCCCTTTTTGTATAAGGTATATTTGCACTCATAGTTATCTCCTATTAGTCTAAGCGAACATCCATCTTGTGATGTAGTACGACATAACTAATATTAGTATAAACTCTAAGACTGATATTTCAGGTCTTAGATATTTCGTTCTTACCTTACTTAGTAAGAACTTAATTATCTTTATCATCTCATTAAAGGATTACTATTTCTAGCTTTTAAGTCCTCTACCTGAGTTTTTAATATTGATAATTCTTTTTCTAGTGGGGCAATATTAGGTACTGACCTAGATTCAACCACCTCTAATCTATTTAAAATCTGTCCAACTTGAACAAACAATCCACCTAATGTAATAACTAGTCCTAGTATTCCTGCTATTGTCTTGATGTCCATAGTCTGTCCTCGTAAGTTTGATTTGGGTAAATGTTTCTAATATCAACATAGTTACTGTTAGTGTATGTACCTATATCAATACTTTGTAATTCAGGTTGTATAAATATATCTGTGTTTACTTTTGAGTAAGAAGATATTTTATTATCTTTAGCCATGACTTTAGCTACTATCATTTGTGTAGCTTTTAGCTGACCATCTATTGTTTTAATTTTGTCTGCCACTTTAATAGATATTTCTTCTATTGTTAGTTCGGTTTCAAAACTCCTACTGTTGTCTTGTGTGCTTTCAGATACTCCTGCTGATTCTGTTTCGACAGCTCCTCCTGTATCTTCACCCACTTCCGTATCTCTTTCTGTTTCTTCGACAACTTCTGTTTCATTTACTTCCTCCACAGGTGCTTCAACTATTTCTTCAAATACTTCTTCGATAGCAGGTTCTTCTATAACTTCTTCTACTATCTCAGGTTCTATCATAGCAGGAGCTAATACAATAGTCTCCTCTACAAATTCTTCTTCTATAAAAATAGGTTCTTCTATTATCTCTACAATTGGTTCTTCAAATACCACTTCTTCAATAATAGGTTCTTCGTAAACAAATTCTTCTATATATATCTCTTGTATATCATTCGATATTTCTGTAATAGCTGATTGTGTTGCAACATCTACTACTACAGGGTCATACTCGATAAACAATGTAGGACTTTTTAAGTCAGCACCATAATGATATATAGAATTACTGTTCTCATTAAAAGTATATCTAACTGTTATGTCGTAATCTTCTTGGCTATTATTACCAATAATAATTGAATCAGTATGTGTGCAATAATAACAACCATCGTTGTTTATAGTTTTAGTCTGTGTAGTTACATTGCCATTATCATCTACTAAAGTTTGTGTTATCTCTACGTTTTGTTCTATCTGATTCCAGAACCAAATATCTGCACCTGCCGTAGATGTAAACCCATTATTAATAATACCTTTAGATAATCCTGCATCATTTTGTAATGAGATACTATTTTCTATGTATTCTCCATCAACACCTGCTGCAATATTATTGCCATGATTATGGTCATTTGTTCCAGACCAACCATTGGCAAAGCTATTGCCATCATAAATTTGTTGGTTAAGGAGATTTTCTGTGGTGTCTGAATTTGCCACTAGAGGTAGCATTAACAGAATCAAAAACTTTTTCATTACCTAGTTCATCCCATCGTTGTTTAGCTTGTTCACCAATCAATCCATCTATAGGACATGGTGTACCTGCATCCATCATAGACTTCCATACAGACTTGTCTTGGCACATCAATGATATCGCTGCGACTTTCATACCTAAACCATTAAGCAGTTTAGCTTTCTTTCTGCGTTCACACTCCATATCGTGATAATAAGTACCCATAGATGTGCTAAAGCCAATAACAGTCATGCCAATAGAAAGGGGTATAACACAACTGTCTTGACCATATACTGACATTGATGGTGCTGTTGCAGAATTAACAGCAGTCTCTTGATTAGAATTATTAGTTGTAGAATTGGTTGTAGTATTAGTTTGTCCACCAGTATAGTTATTGGTCGTTTCTTGCGAGTACCCACCTGATATAGCTGTATTACTTCCTGATGTATTCGTTTGAGAGTTAGTTGTAGCACCTGTTGACGAGGTATCTGATACAGCATCTTCTATTGCGTAACCTAAAATTAGTACAATTATGATAACGAGTGCTAGATAAATTCTATTCATCGGCATTTCCATTTACGAAGTGCTAATGCTTTACGAGTTGGTCTTCCTTTAGAGTCTTTCATAGGACCTTTAACACCAGACATTCTTGCACAAAAACTTGCACGTCTTCCTGCAGCTTTAGAACCTGGCTTTACTTTACCTGTTACAGGTCTTTTTAAATTAGCACCTGTAGTACGTTTAAAATGTTTTCTTCCTGCCTCATTTAATCCACCAGTTTTGCTTTGATATCTTTTAGCTACCATGTTATCTCCTTGTTGCAGCAGAACCGAAATAGAATCCTGATATCGCTGCTAAAAAATGTGTGTCTGCTGTAGTAATAACTACACCTGATATTCCTTGAAATGTTGTAACTTCTTCTATACTGCCAAATATCCACCAACCCTCTTTGACTTGCTCAAGATACATAAGGTGTACTTGTACTGATGGGTCTAAGAATACTGCTATCTTAGGTAGACAGATAATAAAAAACACAGCTAATAATGCCATCCATCTTCTTGTTGTAGATTGATATTGACTGTTATCTTTTCTTGCATCTTCTACTGATGCACGATTTATCTCTGCTCTTTGCATAAGATACTTTTGTTGGTCTGCTGCGTCTTTAGATTTTTGTGACCATATAGAAAGTAATCCAGTAAATAAACTAGAGCCAAGCATTGTTATGACTTCAAAAGGTATCATTCTACTTTCCTTAGCGTTAAGTTTTTAAACTCTTCTAGGCCTGATAATTCTGTAAGAACATTTTTAGTTAATACACCCTTTCTCATTTGGTCAGCTACATATTCTTGTAACTCAGGTAATGATTTTGTTTTCATTTGGTCTAATAAATATTTTGCTCTTACTTTTACAGTAAGTTGTTTTACCCTTGCGTCTGTTTGAGTTAAACCTTTTTTATAATTATCAAACTTAGTTTTTAATTTTCTTTGTACGCTTGGTGTTAATTGGCCAAGTTCTATTGATTCTTGAAGAACGTCTAAAACTTGTTCAGGTTTGTTAGCTTCATTTGCATCTCTTATTTGCCTAAAGATATCAGAAGCTATTCTTCCGTCTCTTGCTCTTTCAGTATTATCTATTCTTGTAAATTCTTCTATTTCAGATTGGTACCCCGCTCTGTCTTCAAACTTTTGCTTATAACCTGAACCAAAGAATCTTCTAGCTACAGGAATATCTGTTGCTTTTATTCCTTCCCATCCTTTGTTATAAGCATCAGATGCTACGTTAACAACCCTACCTACTGTTCCACCAATACCTCCTGTAAACATTTGATATAAGTGTTTTATGTTTTCAGGTGATGTTTCTAGTCCTAACGCTTCTGCAGTTTCAGCCATAGAGTATGCCATCTCTCCACCATATGTATCCATTGTATACGAATACATTCTTTCTTTAGCAGCCATAGGTCTTGTTTCCATCCACTCAGGCCTTATTGTTCTGCCCAAGCCGTCTTTGTTATTTTGTAATTCAAAATAAGGTCTAGCTATTGTAGGTATTAAACTACCGCCTGTTGGGTTATAGCTGTCTTTAATTTGTTTTATAATATCAGATGATGCTTTCCCGACCTCTTCTTGGCTAACTTTTCCTCTTAATGCTTTTTGCATATAGTCTGCTGTTACAGCAAAAGGAACCATAGAATAACCTATTGGAACAGATACATAACTAGGACTACCATCATCTTTTGTGCCTGTTAGAAATACTAAACTTTTATTTTTAATATAATCACTACCTCCTGTAGTTCTTAATTTTTCTTCCCAGTCAGGGTCAACAGATGAGTTCCATTTATCTATGGACATTTTTAAACCCATCATCGTTCCAAAAAAAGTTGCAGCTAGTTTTGGTTTTTTCCACAAGTTTTTAAGAAATACTTTACTAGCTTGTAATGCTGGGTTAGCAAATAGATATGTTGCTCTTAACCATCCTTTTTCTGTACCACCTAATGTTGGGTCAAATGATGAGTCTCTTGCTGCTATAGCTGCAGCTTGTCTTGATTTTCCTGATTGTCTAGCTAGTTTATAAGTAGCGAATCTTGTGCCATCTTCAAACATTGTATTAACTTTGTTAACCCAATCTTCTATAGCAGATACTGTTTTTCTTCCTGTACCCGCATCTAAATTATCAGGTAATTTTTTTATAGTATTTATGATGTCTTCTCTTGTTGTTAATCCAAGGCCACCAACATTACCTCCATCTTCTACAAATTCATCATAATACCTATATAATTCTCTATCCTTTGCGGTTTCTGCTGGAACTTTATTTAGTTTCTTTCTAATAATACCCATGTCTTCGCTTAATGCTTTTGTAGGGTTAATTGTTTGTAATCCTGGTTTTGTACCAAGTCTTACAGCATTGTTAACTAACGCTTCTGTTCTATCTCTAAACAAGTTAGGTATGACAAAATCAGGGTTTAACCTTGTATAAATACTACCTAGGTATCTGTTCATTGAAGAGGACAGATTATAAATACCTTTAGTAATAGCACTCATTTCCTTTTGTGCTGTTCCTTTAAATACTTTAGCAAGTTGAGGGTCAACAAAATCCATATGGTATTGCTCCCCATTTCTAAAGAAGTTTAATGTGGTATCCCTATTTCCTCTTCCTTTTGCATAATTTTTACCATTGAATTGTTTTAGTATTCCTGATGCAGCTTCTTTGTTTGCTGGGTTATCCACCAAATCAGCAAAAGCTGTGTTGGTTTTATTGAGTTCTGCTTTTCTTGCAATGTTAGCTAAGTTTTCTGTTATGTTCTCTCTTATAGATTTAACTTCTAAATCACTACCAATATCATCATAAATACCTGATACTTTTACTTCATATGGATTATCAGACATAAGCTGTGTATCTTTATCTAGCTGTCTTGTTAAGGGTACATAGTTTTCACCATATACTTTTCTAAACTCTTTTAATTTGTCTGTAGATAATAAACCACTATCTACAGCTAATTTGTTTGTTCTTGCTACTTGTTCTCTTAAAGTGTCTATAGAATTTTTTAAATAATTATTTAACCCTCTAGATTCAAAATCTTTTATGTATTGTTTTGCAGCATCAGTTGACATCCCTGACTGACCTTCACCTCTTAACTTGTTATAGTCTAAAGCGTACTTAGCATGTAAATAATTATCTAAGTCTTTGCTTAATTGTTTTGGTGTGATTGCATTGGATGGCGTAGAAAATCTAGTTGCTGCCTCTGTTAGCTCATCATCAATTATCTTGCTTTCTTCTGATAAAACTTTTAAGTTATTTGTTATTTTAGCTTCTTGTAATCTTCTTTTAGCATAATAGTCTTGCTGGTCTGCAGATATAATATCTTCGTTTTTATTAGGATTTTCATATTCTCTTAATTTTAATACACCTTTTTCGTCTGTGTATTGTCCGCCAGCTGACTCTTCTTGTAGTCTTCTTGCTCTTATTGCATCATCACTAAGTAATTCTCTAGCGTTTGTAAGTTTATCTTTACCTATTTGTTGGAATATAGTTTCGTCTTCATCGCCTAGGTTTTTTAGAGTTTTATACATTTTAGACAAGTCAGGGTCAGAGTTTTCCCTTATAACTTTAGACATTAGTTCTGCTGGGCTACCACCATATTTGGTAAGTAAAGAAGATATACCAGCTCCTGTTAATCCTAAAGCTCCACCTAATGCACCGCCTGTTAATCCAGCAGTAGTTAATTCATCTATAGTAGGCATTCTTCCTTCGTCTATAGCTGTCTCTGCTGTTATTCCTCCAGCACCAATACCTGCACCAACAGCACCTTGTTTTAAAGCACTATTCATTACACCAGCACCTTTAGCTGCTTTTAATCCTGGTATTAAATTTATGAATGCATCAGCTATTAATCTTCCTTCTGATATGTCATCAGGGTTTGTAATTCTTTGTGCCGCATATGAACCTGCTGCTCCTGAACCTAGTGCACCAATTATATATCCTATAGGTCCTGTAAATGCAGCAGCTGTCCTTCCGCCTTCAGCAATAGCTACTTCTGCTGCTAATGCTTGTGCCATTTTACCTAGACCTACATCGCCAGCTGGAGATGGTTTACTAGCTCCTTCTTCTTGTAGTAAAGAATTAGGGTTTACAGATGTATCTAAATCTATGTCGCCAGGTAATTTAATATCTAAAACTGCCATTTATTCTCCTATGGATATATATATCCTTTGTCTGATAATGTGTCTGCTATATCTTGTTCTGTAGCATTTGGTTGTTGTTGTCTAATTATAACTGCTAGAGCATCTCTTTGTTCTTTAGTTATTTTTCCTTTAGGAACTGCTTGCACTTGTTGCCCACCAAACATTTGAGCTAAGGCATCTGCCGTAGAATCTGTTCTACCACTATAACTATATGTGCCGTCTTTGTTTTGTGATACATATATTGTTGAAGTCTTTCCTAAATTTTTCTGACCTTCTGCCAATGCTTCTGCTCCAGTTTTAAATTTAGTTCTAGATTCTGCTACAGTTGCAGCTGATGTTAATGCTTCTCTTGCTGTACCGCCTTGTAATAAAGAAAGGCCTGCTCTTAATAAAGCAGCATTTAATACCTCTTTGCTTGTTGCAGAAGTTGTGGGAGATACAACTTGACCAAATCTTACCGATGGTTCTTGTTGTTCTTGAACACCAACAGGTGCAGCTGTTACTGCTGGAGCTGGTTGTACTTCATCATCAAAAGCTCCTAATGCTTTTGCTCCATAATAAGCACCACCTGCTAACAAACCATAAGGGCCTAAAGCTAGTCTTCCTACTCCTAACAAACCTCTTCCAGCTAATCCAGGAAGTTTTTGTATTAAATTTTTTCTAGCTAGATTTTGTTCTGCTCTATATTTAGCTTGAGCTTTTTCTGTTTTTTCTCTTTCTAATCTATTTTGAGCTTGTTTTTGTTGTTGCGTTTGTTGAGCACCAGTATTTTTACGATTTTTCCTTTCTTCTTGTTCAGCAACTGTTTCTTCTATTGGTCTCCCGTCTAGTCCTATTATTGCCATCTATATCTCCTACAATAAACCTTGATAATATTTACTTAAGTCTGTTTCGCCCAGTCTTAATCCAGCTGTAGCAGATGGTATAGATAACCTTTGCAACTCCATAGGGGCTGGAGCTGTTTGATTTAAAAGACCTGATATACCTGAAACCAAGTTAACTGTTTCTTCAGGAGACATGTCAGCTAAAGCGTCAGAAAACTTACCAAATAATCCTTTTTCTTGCGGCATTTGATAATCAGCAGAAATTTGACCTTCTGTAAGAGGTCTTCTTTGCTCAGGTAATCCAAAACCTTGAGCTTCTAAAGATTGTTTTACAGCCATAGGTAATACTTGTCCATAAGTTTCTCCAGCTGGAACAGCTAAATTATTAACAGCAGTTGTTGGAGTTACAGGAGGAGTTGTTGAACCTAACCCATAAAATTGTTTAGCTTGTTGCATATATGCTGGGTCAAATAATCCCATAATTGTTCCATATCCTGGAATATCGGCATACGTTTGTCCTGGTTTTAAACCAAATAAACTTCCATTCATGATAATAATCCTCCTAATACTGCTCCGCCTAATGCTCCCCAAGGTCCTGTCATTCCTAGTGTAGCTCCTAGAGAACTAGCTCCGAGTGCTCCTCCTGCAAGTCCACCACCTATAGCACCTGCTAAAGGACTCATACCTGGTTGTGAACCGCTGGCTGTAACAGTTCCTGGTAAGATAGTACCTGCAACAATATTTCCATACTGTTGTAGTGCTTGTCCTGGAGCTGCTTGTTCAAATGCAAATCGTTGCATAGCTTCTGTTATAGGTTGTTGTGCTCTTGCTGTTTCTGCTGCACCTACTTGGGCTAATGTTTGTGCAGGTTGAGCAAATGTTTGCATAATACTTGGAGCAAGACCTAATGTTGCAGCTTGAGACCTAAGAACGTCACCATACACATCACCATACATTTTTGATGCAACGTCTGCTTGTTTTTGAGTAATATCTTTTATTACTTCTGATTCTAGTATTGCTTGTCTTGTGCCACCTAACTGTCCTGCTTGGGTTGCACCACGTCTTGCTTGTTGTAATAACCTTGAGCCACTTTCTTCTATAGGCCTAAGACTTGCTGCTAAAGATTCTTGTAGCATTGGGTCTTGAAACCTTTGTGCAGGACTCATTAATGCTTGTTGGAATCCTGGAACAATAGAACCATATCCTAATCCTGCTTGAGCTAATGCTGCTTGTCTTTGTAAGTTTTCTGCTTGAAATGTTGTTGGACTAGCTTCAGCATAAGTTCTGCCTGGATAAAATTCTTGTGGTCCTGCTTGAAATTGTGTTTGTGCTTGTCTATATAAATCAGTTAGGTAGGGTTGTTGCCCTGCCCATGGGTCTGCTTTTTGTACTTGCGTGGTAGTACCTCCACCACCGCCTCCACCTAAACTCATATTAAGTCTCCTTTAATGTATGGTTGATAAATCTTTTCCGAGTACTGTGTATGTTTGTTCATATCCATAGTTCTCTAATTTTTTAATAAATCCTTTTCTGCAAAATGTTTCCATTGATTCACAGCCTTGTGCTTCTGCCCATGCTTCAATTGTAGATATAGCATGTATCCATGAATCAATTCCTTTCCCGCCTAATGTAACTATCCTACATACTTTTTTTCTAGGATAATTAACTATTTCAGTTGTAACTACAGCTTTTATTTCATCCATTGCGGTATCATCATAAACAATCCATAGTTGCATTTCTTGATTTCTACAAAATTCGTAGATATCTTGTGCATTCATTTCTGATTGTCCTTTTTTTTCTGCTAACTGTATAAAATCTTTACATTCGTCCCAAACATCATCAATCATGTCTGCAGGAACTCCTGACAAATATGTCGTCATAACTTTCTCCTATTGACTTACTTGTATAATACTTATTGTAGCTGATGGAGTAGCAGGTGCAAATGCTGTAGCTGCTAATGGGTCTATATCTATATCGGTGTCATCTGCTGCCATCATTGCTTGTAGATAATCACCTGCAGTTATGTCAAATATCCCTGCTTTAGATAGTGTTCTTCTATGGTCATTAGTTGCAAGTGTATGTGCTATTCCTGTTCCTGTTATATCTGTACCATTTATTCTTGGGAAGAACCATATATCTTTATTGTTAGCACTTTGCGAATGTAACAATGCAGAAAAGTTTACATAGTATTTACCACTACGACTAAATTCTATCTTAGATGTATCAACTCCATTAATGCTTATTCCTTGTGAGTATACTAATGTATTCCATGTAATAGCTTGTGCTGTATCTACAGTAGCTATATTCTGTGCTGTTGTATCGGCAATCTGTGCAAAATCACCTGCCCCACTCCCACCTGCAAATGCTCTCCATACAGTACCATCATAGTAATATAGGTTTTCACCTTGTCCTGGATTCCAGTTAGTACCATCAGCATAAGCAATATCACCTTGCTTTACTCTACTAGGTTCAACGTTTTTTTCTTCTATAAATGCTATAGGGTTTTCTTGTAATGCCCCTTGTAGCTTAGTCAGTTCTTCAAATATATATCTAGGTAAATCTTCTGAGTTAGCAGGTACAGGATTAGGTACATACTTAGGAGCTTGTGCCATTATCTTTCCCCTATAACTTCATACTCTAAATCATAGCCATTTAGTTCAAATGGACTGTTGTCTGTGTGTTGAAATCTTACTGCGATGTATTTACCTGTTGACCTACAATCTACTTTATTATTAAGTGTTGGGTCAAAGTTTTGTCCTGCTGTATAAGTATATGTTCCATTAGGTGACATAGAACTTCCAACTGATATAACGACTTGTCCTGAACCACCTACTTTAGGTGTTAGTTTTCTTACTTGTTTAACAGTATTGGTATTACCATCTAAGGTTAATCCTTTTCTTTCTAATGTCGATATGTAGTTTTCGCCATCAAACTGTCTGCCAAAATCACCACGATACAATTTAGTATCTGCAACACCTGCCATCAATATACTTCTTTCTGTAGGATTATAGGTTCTTTCTCCCCATACCCCACTATAATCAGTCCATGTATCTGTTTGTGTATTCCAAGTTATGGATGTAGCACCAGGGTCTACAATTCCATTACCAATGTGATAAATGTCAGGCAAATCACGAAAAGTAAATGAGTTATTAACATAGTTATAAATTAATGCTTTATTACAATACTGCGACCCTATACTAGGATAGCATACCCACATTTCTGTTTGCTGTACGTTATGTGCAACAAAAGTGAGATTATAATATTCATCATTTATATTATCAAATAATTCTTTTTTAACTAGGTCAGTAGCTACAGTCTTTTTAGATACGCCATTGTGTATGATTAAATCACCTTGAGTTACTACAAAATGATTACCATCAAATTCAGCTACACAGTTTCTAGTCAACACCCCTGTATCGTTAAATAACTTTTGAAAACTAAATACTAGATTGCCACCGATATAGTTAGCTATCCATGTAGAGTTTTCTTTATAAATAATAAATGATTGTTTAAGTGCTAAACCATCAACAATAAAGTCTGACTCATCACCTATTGTTACTTCCCCAGCGTCATTGGTACTAGCTGCAGTCCATGTAGAGGGATAACTAAAGTTTTCTGCTGCATCGCCCCATCTCACTTTGTTAGGAAACTCTGTGCCGCTTTCTGTAAGATTAAGTGCCATTAGGTAGTTACCAAATGCTTTTATAGTTTTGCAAGTTGTACTTGCTGGCCAGTTAGTTAAATCACTAAATGCACTTGCAGATGTAGTAGCTAAACATTGTGGGTCATCTACCCCATTACAAAGAATAGGCAAACCATTATAGACAGTTCCTGTCCAGTTACCTATGGTTGTTAAGTTCGTGCTATAATCGCCACCTGATGTCCTTGTAAAGTTTGTATGAGTAGTACCATCAGTTCTGTAAATCTTAGCTGTACCTGCATAAAACCAATATGATGATGTGCCAGTAGACCAGTTAAGTACAAAGTATGGAGCTACTGTAGGTGTGCCAAATACCGCATCATGTCCTTTAATTTTCTTTCCTGCATTATCAGTAAATCTTATGTTACTTGCATGTGAATAAAACTCAGGTGGGAGTACAGTATTGTTTGTATCCTTTATCATGCCTTTTGGGGCAGGTGCTACAAATGTTGCCATTAGGCAGTCCTTTGCCACATTTTAACAACGATATATGGTTGTACGTTGTTGTGAGCAGACCCACCACCAGTATTACCAACATTAGGGTTAGTATCATATGTTTCTCCAGGCAATCTGGAATTATATTGATGATGTTCAAATGAAAATCCACTTCTTGAAATATACCCTGTAATAGCATGATTATGTGATGGTATTTCAGATGTTGTCAATGTATGTGTTTTAGCACCACCTGTTTCTTGTAAGGTATTAAAATCTGAATCACCAGTATCTTGTCCCACTAGTACACGACCTGAACCAAATGCTACCCATGTACCAAATCCTAATAAAGTTGCAGGATTAGTTGTTACTGATGCGTTCATATAAATTGAACCTACAGGATATGCACTTTCGATTGACCCTGTTAATGTACCTGTAACTGTTAAATTTCTTATACCTGTTATATCTTTATTAGCATCTGCTGTAACAGCTTTTGATGCTTCGACAGTACCAAGTGTTGCTATATCTACATAATTAAGTTCTGTAGTATTTGCCGTACAACCATCAAGTAAATTTAATTCTGTATGTGTTGCTGTCATTGCCCCTGTTATATTGGGGAATGTATTTTTTATTGTTGATTTAATTAATCTTATGTGGTCATCACCTTGAGCAACAGAATCAGTTGCCCCTGGATTTGAGGTATTAAGACTATCTATATATGTTCCTGTTTCTAATCCCATTCATTACTCCTTTGGATATTTGTCTTTGACTGCTTTTATTGTAGCTTTCCAACCATCTATTCCATTGTGATAAATATCATCTAGTTGGTCGGCAATACTTGGATATTCTTTTAATCTTTTACCTTTGTAAGCATTGGCATCATCAGATGCTTTTTCTTCATCTGTTCTAAAATCGAATGTTTCTGTTGTGCCATCAGCGTTTACCTTATTATGATTATTGTCAATAGCACTTTGCCATTGTTCTTCAGAAACTTCTACTGTTGGGCTTGGTACTGATGAATGTATTTCAGAATCATACCAACCTAGAATTTTATTATTATCATCTATATGTGCTAACTTCACGATATACTCCCTGTCGCTATCCAATAAATACCCTCCATTGGAGTATAATGAGAAACTTTAAAACTTGAATTTCCAAAATTGCTATCAGGTGATATTGTGTCAGCATTACTTACTCCACCTGTATCTGTTCCTGTATCAAAAGGAGTGATTGCAATACTGTAAACTGTACTAAACGCTACAGGATAAGTTACAGTAAACGAGCTTGATGATGAGGTATGTTTACCCCATTGGATTGTGTAACCATTAGAAAACTTTTGATATCCGTTTTGAGATAATGTTTTTGCTGCATCTCTTAAAACAGTACCACTTGAATCTGTAACAATGTTTCCTGTTTCAGCAGGTAAAGTAAGAGTATTAGTTCCTGCTACAGCAGGTGCTGAGATTGTTATTTCACCTGAAGTATCACCTGTTAATTTTATACTAGCCATTAATCTGCTTCCTGTATTGTGTTACCCTCGGCAATCCATTCTTGAATTGCTTGGTAGTCTGAATTATTTTCATCTAATGGAACAAAATAAGTTTTCCCATTAGAAATTAATTTAATAGAAACATTAACTCCATTATCTTGTAAATATTGTGCTGATGTAATATCCATTATAACTCCGAATCCATTTGTAGTTCACGACCTGCTGTACCATCTGTTCTAATAAAAGCTGCATCTCCTGTTGTTAATCCTGATGAAACATCAAATAATCCTGAAACAGTTTGAGGTGAAGAATTTGAATATGATAATGATGTTGTGTTGGTTACTGTAGAACCACCATGAAATACCTCAAATCCTGTGCCATCTGAAACTGAAATTGTTGGTGATGACCTCATATCCACAGGTAATACTAAACCGAAATCACACTTTGTACTACTTCTTACTTTACCTGTTGCAACAAATCTCTGTCCTGCTACTGTTCCATTTCCTATTGTTTGATAATATCTTTTACATCTAGCTAGACTTGTTGCTCTATCTTCAAACTGAAATGGTGGTATGCTGTTAGCATCAAATGTTCCTACTTCTAGTTGAACGCCTGTTAAATAAAAATTATTTGCAGTATTATCTCCAACATTAACTTGACCTACTGCTCTGTTTGCATCTGTAGTTGATGCCCAAGATGTTGCTAATGTACCTGATGTATAATTTGTACCTGCACCTAACCAAAACTGTAAATCAAAACTAACTGAATTATCATTATCCAATACACCTGTTGTATCACCTGCAAAAGATATTACCTTTTTCTCCCAAGTGTTTGCACTACTAACAGTATATGATTTAGATATATGTCTTGTATTATCTATATCTCTTAGTTCAGCAATATGTGTGCCTGTTTTTGGTGATTTTACCCAAAATGATATAGTTACACTTTCAGCACTTGATGTGCCTTTTTTTAACATTTGACAATTCTGCCCCTCAAACCTTGTTTGAAGTTGTAAAACATTACCTGCACCTAATGATGCATTTGCTGTCGTGCAATCTAATTTTAGTGAACTTGAAAATCCTTGTCCTGTTGGTACATCTGTGTCTTGGCTCATAGTCCATGTACCTAAACTTAAATCAACAAATCTCCACCTATCTAATGTTTGATATCCTGTTGAAGTTAATCCTGTAGCACTCGTACCTCTTTGAGCTATTGCCATATCACCATTTATAATCAATGGAGTAGCAGTCTTTCTATCTAAAGCTACGGTGTTATCTGATACTGTACCATGTAAAGTGAGAGCCATTAATTATTCTCCAATGCTGTAATTCTTGCTTCTAGTTCTTGTATTGTTTTGACTAATAAAGGTACTAGTTTGCTTTGGTCTATACTTTGTGGACTTATTCTTGTTTGTTCATTACCATCATCATCTGTATAAGTTTCCATTGCATCTTTTTCTCCAAATATTGCTTCAGGTACTATGCTTGAAACCTCATGTGCTAAAAATCCATCTACTGTATTATCTGTATCTGCTATAAAATTAAATCTACAAGGTTTGAGTTGTTTTAGTCTTGATGTAGCATCAAAAGTATAATCTACATTTTCTTTTAATCTGTAATCTGAGCTTGTTGGAAATGCAGTAGATGAAGATGTACAAGTTATTCCACCTACATAACTACCACTAGCATTATAATTAGACCATGCAAATGATGTGCCTGTGTTAGATGTAATTTGAGCATTTACTCCATTAGCACTTCCTGTGCTTACTTTTAAAACTAATGTAGATGTTGCAGGATTTGTTGTTTGCCCCATAAAAACAGTACCACTAGAATCTATTCTCATACGTTCTGCATTAGTGCCATCTACAGTTGTTTCAAATCTTAAATCTCCATTTTCAGAACCATCTGAAACATCAGGTGATGTAGAAACAATAGTCGCATATGCTACTGTGTTACCACCATCATCATCGCCAATAAATCTCATTTTTCCTATAACGTCATTATCAGCAGGAGAAGCACTATCTTTTTGAAAATCTAAAAAAGGTGGACTAGAATCTGCATTAGTATTTTTTAATAATAATCTTGGTTGATTGCTGTCAGCATCAGTTATTGTTATTTGTGATGGGCTAAAGTTTATACTAGTTGTTCCATTAGACTGTATGTCTATTTCACCACTTGTATCTGATACTATTTTTAATCCGTCTGATGTATCTGCATTAAGTTTACATGTCATAGTATTACCCACCTTTGTCCACTAGGAACTGTTACTGTTACACCACTGGCTATTGTCATTGGTCCAACTGAAAATCCATTCTTGCCTGATGTTATTGTATAGTCAGATGTTATATCATCTGAGTTTTCATAGATAGCACCACCTGCTGATGCTCCTCCACCACCACCGATTGCACCCCAAGCACTACCATCGTAGCCCTCAAATGATGAATCAGTTGTATTAAATCTTAAATAACCTGCACTAGGTGTACCATCTCTTTCTAGTGTTGTACCTGCAGGAATCTCAGCACTACCTGTTGTTGATGTTTGTGGTACTTTGCCATCTAATGCTGTTTGTAATCCATCGACATTAGATATGATATGGTTGTGCGAATCATCTGCAACTGTAACTGTAATAGCTGTTGTGCCACTACCACTAGCATCACCACTTAATGTTATGGTTTGGTTGCCAGTTAAATAAGCTGAATCATTTGTCCATTGACTGATGTTACCTGATTTATTGGTAAGTGTATCTGTTGATGAAGCTGTAATATATCCTGCATCGTTAGTCCATTGACTGTTACTTCCTGACTTATTAGTTAGAGTATCAGTTGAACTTGCAGTTATGTAAGCTCCTAAATCAGATATGTTTGATTCTGTAATCGTTATAGTATTTGACGCACTATTGATTGTTTTATTAGTTAGTGTTTGTGTGCCTGATAAAGTTGCAACAGTTGAATCAATCGCAAAGGTAACTGCATTACCACTACCACTTGTATCTATACCTGTACCACCAGTAAAGGTTAGTGTTTCACTATCTAGGTCAATAGATAATGCACCACCTGTATCTGCCTGGAAGTCTAGGTCTTGTGCTGTAACTTGTGCATCTACATAAGTCTTGATTGCTTTTGCTGATGCTAGTGTATCATCAGATGCAGAAACACTTGATATATCAGTATCAAGAACACCTGATGCTAAATCTGCTACCTCAACATTAGAAAGACTATTGCCTGTTCCATTAGCATCAAATGTCTTATTAGTTAGTGTGTCTGTAGAAGATGCTGTGATATATGAGCCAAGGTCTGATATATCTGCTTCTACTATTGTAATCGTATTACTAGCTGTGTTAATAGTCTTATTTGTTAGAGTATCTGTAGAACTAGCTGTAATCTTTGTGTCCATCTGCGTTTGTATTGCAGAAGAAACACCATTTAAATATCCAAATTCTGTATTAGAAACTGTGCCATCATGTATTTTACTTGCATCTATTGCAGCACTTGCATTGACATCAGCATCAACAATAACACCACTTCCTATTGCTGCTGTACCTGTTACATTACCTGTGCCATCAAAAGATGCTGAAGTCCAAGTAACATCACCTGTCATACCTATTGTACGACCTGTAGCTAAAGCTGTAGCTGTATCTGCGTTACCTGTAACTGAACCTGTAACATTACCTGTTACATTACCTATAAATGTTGTACCTGTAACTGTGCCAGTTGTAGTAATAGATGGCATGTTTGCAGCTATGTTTGTTAGTGTAACTTTAAAGTTATCCCCATCGTAAGCTGTAGCAAATATAGACTCACTATTCGGGGTGGTAACTTCTGTTAATTCTGAAAATTTCTTATTTGCCATTTATGTCCATGTGGTTGCTGTTGTCGATTGTACTGTCCAATCATCAACTGTTAATACTGGTATGTTTTCTTGCTCAAAAATAATATTGTTTTCTGTTGCAAAAAAGAACAAATCATCTTCTGTTTTAAAAAAAAATGTTCCCTCTAGTTCCCAGTTGGTACTAGTTGTGGATTGCTCTGCCCAAACTGTCATTAATATAATCCGTAATCAATTCTTGTTGTTGGTGCTACACCTGAGTGTCTATCTCTTTCATTAGAGTCTATTATATCTTTTTTGGCTCTATCATAGAAACTAGCCCATGTTTGAATTCGTTTATCGTTTTGCAGATAAGGTTCTGCTTCAACTAATGAAGCATATAAATAAGCATCAGGATGATATGTAAGCATATCATTGGTAGGTGCTGAATCTGATAAAGGAGTAAAGTATTTGTAATACAGCATTTCTATTTCATAAACACTATCAGGGAGTGGTCTTAACTGTATATCATTACCTATAATTGTATATGCTTTAGGTTTACCTTTGTTACTTCCTGCATATATCCTGTCCATTTGTTCAGGTGTTAAATATTCTAAAGATGTTTTAGGATTAGTATTTAGCTGTATGTTACGCATAGCAACATACTGTGATGGTAATGTGTAATACTCAGTATCAGCTATAGTATCTGCTGTAACTCTTGTTTCCATTCTTCTGATTTTAAAATCTCTTTTATGTCTAGCTTCTGCTAGTGTAATAAAATCAGGTATTTGGTCAGTTAAATCTGTTCTGTCTAACCAGTCAGCGATAGCTGATTTAAGTTCTGAGTAATTAGTTATTGCCATTATATTCGCCTATTGGTTGTCTTTAGATACCTGTAATCAGGACTGTTAATAAGTTTTTTTACTGCTTCTTTGTGGTCTTTATTAAATAAATCAACCCCAAATAGTCTTTTCCATTCATAAACTACAGTCATAGGGATACGAGCAGAGAGTCTAAACTCATCTGCTTTATGATGGTCCTCATTCTGTAATTTCTTATTAGAATCTAAAAGGGGTTGTATATCTTCGATGTGTTCGATAGCAAATTCGCCAGTAGGATTATGATAATGAAATATCTGATTTTGTCCTATCTTACGTTTCATTCACTTAACTCATCTATGTAAATGTTACCTGTTCCACTTGCAAGTATTGCAGCGACTTTCATGCCACCATCAATCTTAAATACTTCAGGGTCATATGCACCAAGTATAGTTGTGCTTACTGTTGCTGTTGGTGATGCACCAAAAGCTATATGAACTCCATCTGTATCAGATACGATTCTGACATACTCAGTATTTGCATCAGTAGCTGTAGACTGTTGAGATGTAGCAGTAACACCTCTTACGATAGTATTTGTTACTCTCATTCTTGACATGCTTATCTCCTAATTACAAATGTTACTAATAATTTAGCTGTTCCTGTAGAACCACCATCTGTTATCATTTCAATAGTTCCATCTTCTTCAACTGAGTTAGCTGCTGTAGGAACTGATGTATCTACATCTCCTGCTGCTGAACCTGAGTTAGCAACTGTAATACCACCACCAGTAATAGCTGTACCACCAATTTCAAAAGAAACTGCAGCATCACCACCACTAATAGCACCTTGTAGTGCAGATATAATTTTAACTACTCGTCCACCATCTGGGATAGCAACGAATGTACTAGATGCAGTAGATACGTCTTCTATCTCTGCTGTTACAAAATAATCGTTTAATGTTCTCATTAAAGTCTCCTAGTCAATAACCCTCGTTCCGAAGCGATACGTTCTTCAAGGTCATTATTAATCAGTATCTTGGGTGGGGCAGGAAAACAATATGAGAAAAACCTGCCCCTTTCATGATGAGAAAGTTACATGAAAAATATTTTTTATGAAGTTGTCAAGTCAGCAATAGTAGCTGAAGATGCTTCATTTTTAGCAACGAGTGTCCACTCAGCGAGTAGTAAACGTTTCTCAGCATCACCAGTTTTTGCTAGTTCTTGTGTTTGGAAAGGTCTCAAGAAACCAGTTGCAAACATTTCTGTATCAACAACCAACGCACTTCTACCTGAAGAACGTAGGAATCTGTCAGCTACAACTCTTACTTCACCGAAGTCAGAAACATAAACATCAATAGTAGCTACTAAACTTCTATCTTCTGCCATGTCCATACGAGTTGAGTTACCTGTAAAACCAGATACTTTTTGTTTGTTGAATGAACCAACTAATAGTAGGTCAGGGTCGCCACCATTATCAAAGCAAGATTTTAACTCACCTTTTAAGATAGCTTCTGTAAGAACCCTTTGTGTACCATCTGTTACAGTACCACTAGAGTTAGAACCACCTGAACCATAGCTGTTGTTTGTTGTTGTCCAAGACTCAAAACCTGCAGATTTACGAGCAGTAGCACCATTACCGCTTCCTGCTGTAGCTGCGTTTTTACCTGTAAGGTCAAGTTCCATGTCTCTTTTGAGTTCTTTACCAGCTTTAGCTATTTGATAAGCTAGTTCAGAATCTCTACCTGCGTGATTTACTGCTTCTTGTGTTCCAGAGACCATCACAGGTTTATAAGAAATCTGTGTATAGTTGAAAACACGAGAAGTTGAAGTTAACGCAGCACTTGGAGAATCATCTCCTTCTATTTGAGCATTTGAAGCTGCTGAAGCTAGTGAGTCAGTTTGCCATTCATGCTTTGTAGATTCAGCATTACCTGAACCAATTGAAGACATAAATGGTGTATCTGTTGGAGAGATATTATAGATTACGTTCTGTAAATCTTCTCTGTTACCCACAGCATCATAAGTTTCAAATGTATTTCCTAATTGTGCCATTTGAATTACACCTCTGTGTTAAAGTTAATTAAGACTGTTTTAGTAAGGATTCGATTACTGCTGCTGCATCATCGGTTTTTCCTGACATTTTCAGTCTCTTTTGTTTTTGCTTTATCTTTTCACTATTAACTTCAGACTTAGTACTTGGTGTACCAGGTTTTTGCATTTTAGGAACAACTTTAGCTTTTTTGTTGCTAATCTTAGCTTCTAAAAGCGTTTCATATAACATAGCTTTATGAAGTACATCTACTGACCTTGCATCAATTAGACTATCAACTTCCTGTTCGGTAAACCCTTTTTTAGTAGCAAAAGACTTAATACTTTGTTTAAGCTTTGGCCCCTTTTCAGGGTCTGTCCATTCAGGCAATCTTTGTGCCATTATTTGTTGCTGTCTTTGAAGTTCTTCATTCCACTTCTGTTGCATTTCAGTTTGTTGTTTCTGTTGAAGATTTTTTTGTTCTTCTGCAACTAACCTTTTATTGTCTTGAAGTTCCCTAAGCTGGTCCCTTTTCATGGCCCACTCCATAGGGTCTTCTTCCTTGAGTTTTGCCCAATCTGTAGACTCGAGCTCCTGAATCTTTTTATCAGATTGTGTATCAAATTGTTCAAGTTGCGAAAGATATCGCTGTCTCTCTTGCTGAGTCGCTGCTAGTTCTTGTTCAAACTGTTGACGTTGTTCAGCAATTTCTTGAGCTTTTTTAGTGTAATCAGCCTGTTTCATATATCCTGATTTCAATTCTTCCAAGTCAACTTCTAGATTTGTTCCATTGTAATCAACAGAGTATTTCGATGTGTCTTGTTGCCCTTGTTCAGGAATATCATCAACTAAGTCCTCTGCAGTTAATTCTTCCGAATTTACTACTTCGTTTTCAACTGATTCGGCATCTTCCATTGCCTGTGCAGAAACATCTTCCTGAGTTTCTGTTGACTCTTCATTAACCTCGGATTGTTCTTTTGCAAGAGTTCTTTGATTAAGAAGAATCTGTTCTTGTGCACTTCTTACAGTGCCATCCTGTATAGGAATTCCTCCAACATTACTTTCTTTCATAGGTATATTATCGTCACTCATCACTTACCTCCTTTGCGTTCTTCTTCTAGTATCTGTCCGTTCTCGATAGTTTGTACTAGAGTATTTTTAACTTCTAAGATGGCTCTTTGTTTGTGATAAAGTGCTTCTCTACCTTCTGTATCTTTAATATCTGTAGATATCCATTGTTGATATCCACCATTAAGTACAGTATTAAATGCTGCTATCATTTGAGGATTCTCAAGCAATAACTTTGCATCTTGCCCAGCTTTAATCTGAGCTTCTTTTTTGTCTTCCATTGTTTCTCCTGTGAGTCTCTTCTACATTTATAAGAGCAGTTGTTCGCCCAATGCGAGTCTGATTACTTATGTAGTGGCGAGTTATTCACCTTTTATGGTTTTGTTTAAAGATTCTAGTGACATATAGTCAGGAATCTTCTTTGTGCCTTTGAGGAAATTACGTATGATTGTAGGACTATATCCTATCTTACGATGAAATTCCTCGACAGAAAGTCGGTTTTGTAACATGAATTTTTCTAATTCTTGTTTTGTCATATCTGTTTAAGTTTGTCTATTGTTGGATTCTTTTGTTTAAATTCTTTTGCTAAATCAACATGAGCTAACTTAGCAGATAAACCATTAGGATGTCCTAAAGATGTGTAATGGTCATATCTGTCGCTGTAATATTTACTACGCTCTATGCCTTCTTCTTTTTTTTGCTTTTTGATTTTGGAAATCCTGCTTTCATATTCGCATAAGCTTTAGCACTTATAGTAGATTTAGATTTAGGTCTACTAGTACCTGCTTTCTTACGTTTATTTATGTTGTGATATAGCCCTTTACTTGCCATAACACTTCTTCTTTTTTTTCATTGGTGGTCTACCACGTTTCTTTCCGTATGTTCCTGGTCCTTTTGGCATTATAATAACCTCAATATCTCTGTAAATTTATCACTCATTAAGACAAAAACAACAATAGCTCCATAAGCTACGTATTTAAATCTAAACACCTCAATTTTAACATCTTTCATATCGTCTTTTAAATCATCTATATCTGATGCAATATGTGCTAAATGATTTGTTTTAATCAGATGTACATCTTTTTTTAATAATTCTAATTCTGTGTTGATATCCTTATCGTTCATGCTAATGGCAACCTTTTCTTTTTAGGGTACATAGATAAAGCAGTAGCAACTGCTTGTTTCTGTGGCTTCCCTTCTTTTTTTAATACTTTAATCTTTTTAGAAATTAACTTACGCCTTTGTAATTTACCATAACCTGAAGTCTTAGGATAAGCCATTATCTTGGCCCTATACCTACGGGTCTTCCTTGTACTGCTTCTAGAGCAAGTTCCGCTTCATTAAGTTCTAATTGAGATTTCTTAATTTTTAAATCTTGTTGTTTTAAAGCTAAATCAATTGCAGCTTCTTCTTGTTTAAGTTGTAACTCTTGAGATTTAAGTTGTGTTTCAATCTCTAGTTCTTTAGCTTGTAATTGTAATTTTTGTAATTCTACTTGTGCTTTTTGTGCTGCAACCTTTTCTTCTAGAGTTGGCTCAGGAGGAGGAGGTGGTGGCATCATTTCAGGATTAGATATAAATTGGTCTGTATTTTTATATCCTGATTGTGCAATAAATTCGCTAATAGCATTATATAAATTCTTAGGTGTAACTAAACTACCCATACCGCCTTGTTGTACTACTGTACCTAGTAAAGTCATAATAGAAGACATTGTTTGTGTTTTAGATTGTTGCGAACCACTACCAATACCTACATTGACAGTACAGTTAAGTTTATCTTTCCATCTTGATACGTCAATCGGTATAAATTTACCATTGAGATAGAATACTTTTTTTCTATCTTCGTATCTTTGTACGAGTGCGTATATGTTTCTAAATAAATCTTTAACACCTGTTTCTGCAAATATACGAGCTATTAACTCTACACGTTGCATTGCAGACTCTGTTGCTGCTGAAACTGCACCTGATGTCACATGTGAAGTTAATACATCAGGATTGAGACCTTGTGTCATTTTAGATACGCCACTTCTTTCTTCTCTAATTCCATCTAGGTATTGAACCATTTGGAACGCATAGGGTTGTATTTGTGGTGTAGGTAATGCTTGAACTGCACCTGGTGCTCTCATTCTAACAATACCGCCTGGTCTCGATGTTAATAAATCATCTAGTTCTACTTGGCCAGCCATAACAGCATAGCGTGCATTGTTAGTTAGATACATGTTATCTAACAGGTTACGCATAATAGTTGACTTAATTAGTTGTATATCTTTGACTGTATCGGCAATAGACATGCCGTAGAATTTGTGTGGAATAGGTAATGGGCAGATAGCAGAAAAAGGAATCATGTCGATTTCTTCGTTATCTAAGATATATTGTCCGCCTTTTGTAATCTTTCTGAGTTCTGCTATACCATCGTTATCGTAATCAATACGCATATAACATTCATCTATCCAAACTTTTTTGTTTGGTCCTTCACCCTCAGATGGTGGTACAGAGTCATCATCGTAGCTAAATCTTGCTAATCGTTCTTCATTAAGTTCTGCTTCTGAATTAGCATAGCTAGGTATCTCATTGACAATGGCGGGGTCATAACCTTCAGCGATTAAATCACTTACTGATTTTTTAACCCTATGACAGACAAAGTCTGCATCTTCTAATGATGATGCTCTACGTGAAACTAAAAATTCTTCAGGTGGGACAGCAACTACTTTTACTTGTCCGTAATCTTTATAACATTTAACCTTAACGTCATGTTCTATAACTTCAGGGCTGACTAATGTTCCATAATCATCAGTAACTGCTTTTTGTACTATTGATTCTGTGTGCTCAATGATTTCCATATCATCATTGGCGAGAATAGATTGATATTCTATTTCAGTTAGATTTGTGTATGTCTCTGTCAGGACTTCTTTTCTTTCTTCCCAATAATGTTTAATTACGCCTGTTTTAGATATCAATGCATCTTTAAATACATCATAAAGGACCTTAAACCCGTTATTTTGGCGATTAAATACATAGTTGCAGTAGTCAGTAGCTTGTTGTGCCATTTCAACGTCTTCTGGACCTTGTGGCTCGAATTCTGCTGTGTTGTTATGTGTAGTAAAAATACGCATCAATGATGGCATAATGTATTCGATTGTGTCTCTTACATCGGTTGTAACGATTTCTGAACGTCCATCAATCTCATTTCCGAATGGTTCACCAAGATAATATTTCATGGCATCTTCTCTTTGATTAGAGAGTTCTGTATTAGCGTAACCAGTAGCTCCTGATATCTCAGAGTTAAGTTGTGCGACTAATTCATCTTTAGTCATTTTTCTTGGTTTTTTTGCCATTCTTTGCCTTTAGTGTTTCAAGTTGTGCTTCAGCCACAGCTTGTAGTTTCATTATCTTTAAGTCAAGTTCTTCTAGCTTATTTTCTACTTCTTGTAGTTTATAAGCCATTTGAGTAGGTGATGCGATTAAGTTAGCCATTATTTTGCGTTTTTAAACCTTTGTTTTAGTTTTCTAGCTGCAGAACCACCCTCTTTCATTAGCTTTTTACGAGCTTTTTTCTCCATATCTCTGCCGATAATCTCTGAAGCTCCAAAAAGTCCTGCTGTACCTAATCCTATACCACCTAATGTTTCTCCTACTTCTTTAGCTGCTTTTTTTAATGTTTTTCTAGCTGCTAATCCTAGTAATGGTCCTGGCATTGTTATCTCCTAAACTATCGCTACATCAGGGCCTAGTCTACCTTTACTATTCCACTTAGATGTTTCTGTTGTACTGTGTCTTAGACTCATTGCAGCATAACGTGTTGCTGACATCAAGTCATCTTTAATCTTTACTATCTTGCCATCTTTACGATGATACAATCTGTATTCTTGAAACCATTCAGTACAAGTATTAAATACTTTAAACTTGCCTGATTCCATACGAGTTAGTATGTCCATGATTCCAGCCTCAACACTATTACCACCTTTCTTTTCACCTAATGCAGGTGGGTTCTCAAAGTGAAAGGGCAACATGTTGACATGAGCCGTTCTGTATTGTTCTGCTAGGGTTATACCTGAGCCTTTATCATGCTGGTATCCATCATGTGGCCATACAATCGGTATGTAATGACTTCCCTCACGTTCATTGATATGACTGGCATGATAGTCAGGTGTTTGTTTTGACATCTTGTAGACATCATAAACGTACACAATATCTTCATCTCTATCCCATGCTATCCATACAACTGCTGTAGGATGGTCATATCCAAAATCGAGGCCTGCAATACGACTAAAATGAGGGGGTATGGTAAAGGGCTCACAGGCCAAATTATCTTCTAATACTGGAAATACTAAGCCTGACCCTACCATAGGTATCCCTTTAGACCTCATTTCTCTTTCATGAGGTGGTAGAGCACTTAATATTTGCTCTTTCATATCTTCTGTTAGATGGTCTGCATCATTCCAGCCTGCAGTGATTAGGGCCTGAGCTGGCTTTAAATCGCTTGTAAAATTCTGTACGACTTCTGTCATTCCCGATTCGGGTGTGAATGTTAAATAAACTTGTCCACGCCTGTCTAATGTTCTTGTAATACACTGCGAATATATGTCTTGTGGGGGTTCTTCGTCTAGCCATACTAAATCAATACTCTCCCCCATAAATTTTTCAGCACCCATTTCATAGGCTTTAAAGGCAACTCTCGACCACCCACCGCTTTTATGTTTAACAAGTACTGACGAGTGTGCGTTTGGTACTCCAGGCTTCCTTGTAGTTTCACCAATGAGATGTTTAGGGATGGAACCTTTTCCCTTATCTCTCGGGTTGTCGGGTTGCCCGAACAATTCTTTTTGGCATATGTCTCTTGTGGTTTCATTACTCGCACCACATACCCAAGCCTTAATAGGCTCTTTAAATTTTTTTCCCTTCCACCATTCAGGATAAACTCCTGTGAGATGAATAGACATCTCCATAGCACCTACAAATGATTTGCCAACCCTGTTGGCCGCCATCAATAATCTTTGATTGGCCTGCTTACCTGCTTCATGAAAATCAAGCTGAAATCTATAGGGCTGATAGTAGTTAAGACGATTAGTCTCTTGACGCTTTTTAAGGGTGGATAGTATCTCTTCTATTCTTTGTGTTTCGGTAGACATAGTTATCCACCACTAAGTATAGTGATTTTTTTTCTTTTTGCAACTATATGTTGTGTTTTTAGGCTAAAAAGGCAGATAAAATTAATTACCTGCCTTTCACGACTATGCAGAATCAAATAAAAAGTAATTCAATTATAGCACTACTATTTTTCAAAACAAGTTTTAAATTTTTTTTTATCCATATGAGTGTCAGTAAGTAGTATTAGTATAGAACATATTTCCCCTCCGATGTGTGGAGAGAATATATATATATGCGGACACACGTCATGGGGGGGGGTCGAGGCCCGCAGGGCCGAGATGGTTTACTGCGGAGCAGGTATATTAGAATATGCTAATATTCTTTTATTAGAATACTAGCATACTCTTATTAGCGGTTATTTAAAATTAACTCTGTTGTACTCATAATCAAAAGCAAAGAAGTACCCGCCTTTGATATCTGTTACAATTGCTAATTGTGGTTCACCATCTTTATGCCAACCTAGTTTATTAAACAAAGCTTTTGCAACCTTGGCATGATTCTGCTCTGCATTTAGTGCATAATCATATTGTAATCTCATACTTGTAGACCTTTCGCCTGTTGTCATTGCTTTTACGCTTTCATTGCCTGTTTTTTGATTAACTAGTATTTTAGTTTTAATGCCTTGCATTATGTTTATCTCCTGGGAGGCCCGAAGGCCTCCCTATATTGTTTATTTTATCCCTTAACGATTTCTTCTATAGCTTGAAGATTACCCTCTATAACGTGCAAGACTTCCTCTAATCCTGCGTTTGAGTCTTCTCTCAAAGCTTTACAATTTGACTCTATTAAATCTAGATACATTTTTTTTACTACGTTATCTGTTTTCATATGATTTAAAAGCTCGTTTTTTGTCATTCTTTCTCTTGTTATTTTCATTTTGTTTTTCTCCACCTACTTAATTGTAGGTCTAATCTAATAATAGCAAATACTATATTAGTGTCAATAATTATTTATATTTATTTTTGTGTAGATAATATCAGTGGGATTTTGTCCCACCCACCCACCTATGATAAATCCTAGTCAATAATATGTCAAGAATTATTTTTATATATATTGAAGATAAGAATATCAGAATATACTAATATAGTTGGGCGTGAGAATAAGATATTTTGTTTTGTTTTTTTTATTTATTTGAAGGGAGGGAGGGAGTATTGAGCAGTTTAGTCACTTACTCAGGTGGTGGAGAAAATTACTCCTTGTTTTTGTTTGCCGCCTCTGCGGTCCTGGTACACCAATCAACTAGCATTTCTGTGCATATCTCCTTGACTGTGTCCTTAATGAAACGTCCTTGCATTTCACCGATGTTGTCTCTGATATCTTGGTCGATTTTTTGTCTGTAATCTTCCATTCCAGATTCAACAACTCTAGCCACGTCATCTTCGTCAACAAAGGACTCAAAGTAATAATCATTAGAAGATACTAAGTCATAATCACTAGGACTAAAGTTGTTATCAGTAAGAATAGATGAATTGTCGATTGCAGCGTCTATAGCCTGGTCAATATCTATTTTTTCGATACTTCTTTTAAGTTCTGAATAGTAACTATAAGAAGCTTCTTTTGCTTTGATTAGCTCACACTCAGTTTTGACTAATCTGTCATATAGTCCGAATGTAAGAAAGTTTTTTATTTTGTGGTTCATTTTGTTTTTCTCCTAACCAGCTTTATTGCTGGTATGTCTATACGATAGCAAATAATGATATATGTGTCAAAAGGTATTTTTCATATATATATATATATATATATATATATATATATATCTATTATATATATATCTATTAACCCGCCCGCCCACCTATTATATTGGTGAGATAAGGTTATGTCAACATCTATTTTTGTATATAAGAATATCTGAATATTCTAATAAACTAATATTATCGGGCGTTAATATTCCTTAACCAGCATCTTTTTTTTTCTTTTCCCCTATCCTATGAAGGGAAGGGAGCCTATCTTAAAAAGGGAAGGGAATATTAGTATATTATTATATACTGAATTGGCTAAAAAAGGCGTGTGTGTGGGCTATTAGGAACGTCTATCCCTTATCTAGTATTGTGTGCGTGTGATTTGTAAAACCCTCAAAAAAGCCTATTTCTGCTTACTATAGTAGTATATGTGTATATAGAATAAGGCATTCGGGACTTTTCCCCGCCATCAGATTTTTATTTTACTTGTATAAGAATATTAGTAGATTCTAATATAGATAAGCACTAAAAAGCCCGCTATTTTGTGCGGGCTAATTAGCTATGATTTAGGCGGTTTTCTTTTCTAATTCTTTTATTCTATTAAAATTTTTCCAACATTTTTGGTTTTCCTCTATTATTTCATCTTTTTCAGATATCCAGCGTTCAATGGTTTCTTTAAGCTCATGACAAATCCCAAATTCTTCAAATAATTTGATAGTGTTTAATTTTGCACTATGAGTACACGCTAGACACAACCAAAAATCGCTACCTTCTTCATTTTGAAAATCTTTAGATAAATATTTATCTGTATGAATTTCACGTATAAGGTGATTAATACGCTCTAGATTTTTTTTATTTAATGTTTTCATTTTGTTTTTCTCCATTTTGTTTGTTTTCATATAATTACAATATCATACTTTTTATAAAAAAAACATTTATTTCTATATAAAAGAGCCCGCATATTTCAGCGGGCTAATTAGTTAATCAGTAGCTAGAAATATCATAAATAATATAACTAGTAACATATATATAATATCAATCATTTGTCATGTTTGCCCCCTTCATCTTTTTCTGCTGGTATTTTAACAGTACTGCCATCAGGATTAACTATAATATCAAAACTACCCTCTTTAAATTGGTCTAAATAGTCTTTTAACATTTCCTCTCTAGTTTTCATGATTGCCCCCTTGCGTATTTTGCCCCGTTTCCGTGTACTACTATGGCAATTGATTTAAATGAGTTTTCACCATTGCATTTGTTGCACTTCTCGCACGTTGTTTTTGAGCCTTCAAGCGTTGCGGGGCATAGTTTTTCATTATCTGATATTTCTGATATATCTGATATCGTTCTGAATGTTCTTAGCCCTTCACGCCATGCGGTTTTAGCTTGTTTTAGCGTTTCGCATGATGTCATTAAAAACTTCTTAATATATTCATATGATGAAGTTTTAATATTTGCTTGATGAGTATAGCCTGTATGAGATTTTGCGAACCTTAGCAAGCCTTGCCATACTTTAGCGGGAACGGCTGCAGGGTCACCATAGGAACCAATGCGGATGTCTTGCCCAGCTCCAAGCATTGCGAGCGGATATAAATTATCTCCATAATTAAGTTTTTTATAGTTGCCCTTCTTATAAGCTTTATATACCGCTAGAATCGGCATTGGGTTAACATAGCAGGAACGCTCTGGAGCCATTCCTTTTTTCTTTTGCGGGTCAATTTTGCCTTTGTGCGGACAATTTCCGCAAATAGAATAATCTTGGCCCGTGCGGTTTGCGGTTATCGGGTCAATGTCACTTCTTATAATCCAAGTTTGCCCCATATCACCAATTTTAGAATTGCGGCCTTGCGGCTGATATACAACGATTATTGGTTTGTTATCTATCAGACTAGGCCCTTTATATATAATTGTGCTTGTCATTTATTTTCTCCACTCAATGTGTCCTATGTTTTTTGTTTTACCATTATTTAATAATAGTGTTACCTGTTTAGCTGGTGCTGACCAACCCTCATCAGATTCAAAATAATCTACATCATAAGTTTTATATTTTAAATCCAATGCGTCTTGAATACGAAAGGCTAAAGGGCTACATGAATTTACCGCCTTTTCATCTTCTATTATTTGTATAAGTTTTAAAATGTTTTTGTCATCTGTTTTCATTTTTTACCTCTTTATTAAGTTTTATATAAGTACATTAGCATAATTTTTTATGAATATACAAATATTTGATGTTTATTTTTATATATAAAAATCAATGAATATTAAAATGTTCTAATTTACTGATATAGGCCTATATTAGTATTTGCTAATATACTAATGCATTAATCTTTGTGTTTGTATGGAAGGAAGGGAAGGAAGGGAAGGGAATTTCACCCTCCCCGAGATAAACAAAATGATTTACAAGACTAAGTCCCAAAAGATAGCTATCACGCTTATGATTAGTATCCCTTGTACCCAGTCAGGTGCATTGTAGCAGATTTCTCTAATCTTCTCTAGCATTGTTTGCCTCCAGTTCTTTAACCTTTGCTTCAAGCTCGGCCATCTTAGCTTTTTGCTTTTGGTATTTATTTCTACTGTAATTTAAGAATGTATCCTTATTCTTTTCGTAGTACTCTTTACGCTTTTCTCTTGTTTGCTGGATTTCCTCATCAGTTCTGTTGAGTCTTTTCTCCCGCATCTTGGTAAGAATAGCTGCTTTGTTTTTCTCGTACCACATTTTGTTACTAGCTTTCATCTTGTCCTTGTTTTTATCATAGTAATCAGGGTCGTATTTACTCATATGTCCTCCTTAGAATGGTATGTCTTCGTCTTTTATGATGTCATCATTAAAAACGCTTTCTATTGTTTTAATATCTTCTTTAGCTTTACTGTATTTGCCTGTATCTTCTGCAGGTTTAACACAGATACTTGCGTTTCTTCTGCCGTCACGCTCATTAAACCACAAGGTTATATCCATAACTTTGCCAGCTGGGATGATAATATCTTCCTTAGCTACAAACTTAGGATTGCTTAAGAAAGGTGGTGCGAATGGTTTTTCCGCCTTGATACCTTCTATTTTCTTGTAGAAAGCATCGGTTTCATCACCATATGTCCTGTCGTTTATAAATATATTTATGTATTGTTTTGCCATTTTATCCTCCATAGATAAGGTCAAAGTTTAATTTTGCTGTGTATCTTCTTTTCTTCTCAGGAAGTTCTTTTTTCCCCAACAAGGCAAGACTATACTCTTCTAAATGGTCAATGAGATAGTTTTCATAATCTTTATTTCTCTCAAATCTCCATATTTTAGTAGCCAATGGTGTCCAATTAACCAAATCTACTTGTTTAACGGGCGTGCCTAACATGTTTAATATCATCATTTGGCCTACTATTTGTGGCAAATAACGCTTAGGAAACTCTTTATAATTAGTTTTTCCCATGTTGCTGCACTTCACTTCAATTAATGTAGATTGGTCCTTACTGATACCATCGGGCGTTGTACTGATATCTACTACAGTATCTTCTTTTAGGTTTAGCCAGTCCTGGATAACATAGTTTTGTTGATTGTCGCCATAATCTCTAGCAGCCATCTTGTTAACTAATATCCATTTACCAATACCACATGTTTCATGCTCGGTACCATAGTCTACATAGCACATCATTTCTTGCGGTATTTCTTTGACCTCGCCAGCCAAGTCTAACTTCAATTGCTCTTCACGTTTAGTGTCCATGCCAAATGCATAGGCCTTAAACATTGAGCTACGAAGATTGTAAGACTTTGCCGAACTGTTTTTCATCGGTTCTACCATCTGCAATACCTCCTGTTTTTAATTGATTTTCTATTTCTTTCTCAACATCTTTAGCATTTTGTATTGCTACAAGATTGTCATCAGTTACTTTAGTCTCTTCTTTAGGTAAGAATGGTAACTTGTTAGGTGTAGTTGACCCATTCTGATATAAAGATAGACCTAGTCCAAACTTAGCGAATGCTTTTACCATGCATCGTTGCATGTTATCTTGTATGTCACTTGCATTTGGATTAGATATAGCATTGTAACTATTGTCATAAACAGGCAAGAATGCTTCTTTATGTAAGTTACCTATATGTACTATGCATTTGAGTAGCATTGTCCCATCTTCATATTTTTCAGGGGCAAACCATTTAACCTGATATTCAGGATAGAAATGTAACATGATTTGGTCTGCGTAAGCCCATGGTAAATAAGAATATCTACCTTTAGTCTCAACCATACCTGTTATATCTATCTTAGATAAGGTGTCAGCTACCTCTTTGTATGTGTATTTTGTCATATTGACCTCCAATATTGTTTTCATGTCCATAATATTACCATAAATAACTTTATAAACAAGTTGATTATTGAAATAACCACATATATAATCACATTAAATAACAAGTGAGGTACAAAATGAGTAAAGTAAAAGAACTATTATATGATGAGGAGCAAGGAAACTATAAAGATTTAGAAGAGATTGCTAATGAGAATGCTATTATTGCATTTGAGAAACAGGTAGAGGAAAAAGAGAATGAATCAGAGGGAGTTTAATTCTTTCATGGATGTGATTGAGAATACATATCCTAAGCAAGCTAAGATAAATAACGTACAGCGTGGTATGTTTTGGCTAAGTTTACAAAAGTATGATTTAGATGATTGTATGTCTGCCCTTCTTTTGCATTGTGAAACTGATGATGGCGAGTGGAAACCACAGATATGTCATCTATCTAAGTTTCTAAAAACATCAGAGGAAACCATTAGAGGTATGTTTAATGATTTCTTTAGACGTAAAGACGTTAAAGATGAAAAAGCTAGGGCTATATATAATAGATTGGGCGGGCTAGAGATGCATAAGTTACCTGAATATCAAACTAAAAAGCTGGAAGATAAGTTTGTACAGCTATATTTAGAAGAAGGTAGTAAGGAAACTTTTGCCGCTCTTCCCGATAAATTAAAAACAAAACTAATAGGTAATAAATAATGTTGCAAGCTGGTAAAGGAGATAGGTATAGGCCTGTTGACCCAAAGAAATATGGGGATAACTACGACAATATATTTAGAAAAAAAGAAAAAAAGGAGCAAAAAAATGATAACAAAAAATGACATAAACGAAAAAGATATGATTGATGCTATAAATGAAATTGAAGTTATTTATAGAACTAATAAAGCTATATTAGAAGAAAACGAAGGTAGACTAAAAGAAGATATTGAGGATGGCATTGATATAGGAAGGTCGGCTGTTTTACAGGATATTAAGGCAGTCTTAGATTTACTTGAACAAAAAAAATATAAAAAGCCTGAGATAGTTAAATGATAAGACTAGGTGAAGAGGAATTAGAGAAAGCTGTGATAGAGATTAGAGAAAAAGGTGTTGAACTTGCTGAAGCTGAAAGCCAATATCAATATCTAGAATCTATGCATAAGATAACTAAAGCTACAGTATTTTTGGAGACTAAAGGCCAAGGTTTAACTGTAAGAGATAGAGAATCAATGGCTGAATCACATAAGGATGTAGTTAAATATATACCTTTGATTAAAGAGCAAAAGAAAAAGTATTTGTCTTTGCGACATCACATCAGCAGTATCGAAACCGCTTGTAATTTATTTAGAACTAATTCAGCTAACCTGCGTGGCGAGAAAAAATTATATGGGGAACTATCATGAAACATAACAACGACTTTAAATATGATTTAGATTTTGGAGTAATATCTGAAAAGTTTTATGGGAAAGTAATGCATGACTTAATTGAAGGCAAGACTGAATGTAAAGCTGAGAGAGACCAATGGGCCAAGACTGGCAACATG